TTAATATCCAATCGCTAAATAAAAACAATCTATATAACTAGCATTACCAGTTAATGTAAACCCTGTTTTAGACCTATTAGTAGTACCTAACATTGCATATCCATCTGCCGCAGTAACCATAATAGCTAATACCGCATTAGGGAAAGGCGTTGGAAATTTAAAATCTAATGATTGTCCCGCACTCCATTTTAATCGATTCCATTGTTGCATTACTCCTGTATCTCCGCATTTCCACCAACCTGATTGAGCCTTACTTGCAGTATTCTTAGCACCATAATTTCCAGCTGGCGCATAATTTCCTTTTGGCTGATACTTAACGTCAGTTTCTGATTTAGAATAACTATAACCAGAGGCTTGGTAGCTGCCTTTAGCTTGGTACCGACCATCAGATTCTGACTTGGTATATGAAGCACCAGCTAACGCATAATTACCTGCTGGCTGGTAATTGCCCTTACCTTGATAACGTCCGTCACTTTCGGCTTTTGTATAGCTACTTCCAGCCGTTGCATAACTTCCTTTAGCTTGATATCGGCCATCAGATTCTGACTTGGTATATGAAGCACCAGCTAACGCATAATTACCTTTAGGTTGATAATTCCCTTTAGGCTGAAAAGCATCCGTAGAAGCTTTTTGGCTCATTACATGCTCAGTTGATGGACCAATACCTTGAGATATTTTTGATTTGTCTAATTTATTATTCAGTCCACTATTGAGCGCTGAATTTGTCGCATAATCACCTGCTGGTTGGTAGCTTCCTTTTGCTTGATATCGGCTATCCGTCTCTGATTTTGTGTAGCTATCCCCTTTATTGGCATAGTTCCCTGCAGGTGCATAATTACCCTTTGGCTGATACTTGGTGTCGGCTTCTGCCTTTGAGTAGCTGTGACCGGATGGCGTGTAGTTACCTAACGGTTGAAAGCGTTGGTCTGATTCTGTTTTAGAATAAGCGCCTACATCACCTGCTGTGGTATCAGCTTTCAACTCTGCCCATGCATTACCGGCAACCGGCTCAATATTGTTATTTTCAACTTTAGACTGCCAGACTTTATTTTTATGGTACACAATAGTGCGTGTCGCATACGGCTGACCGGCTTCAGCCCATTTTGGAAAACCAAATAACTGAATTTCACCAATGGCTTCCGTGATATCGTGAAATATCCCGTTCATTTTTTCACGTTCAATATCTTTCGCAGCAGGGTCTGTAACTTGGTCACGTTCATAATCGTAACCATAGCCTTGTGTATAAGACACAGAGCCGTCTGGTTGAATTTCTACAGGTATAGAAGCCTTATCCCCTTGTGTTGCAAAGGGGGTTTTAAAAATAGTTGTCATAGGAATTATGCTCCGAAGTTACTGCCTAAGAAGTTTTTACGATGCTGACCAACGCCAAAGGCTTTTTTGGTCACAATGCGATATTTGACGCCAACGCCAGAAGGACGTGGCATTAAGTCGAAATTTTCGAGAAGAACACGTAGGCGTTCGTCAGGGTTGAAGTTAAAAACGTAATACATATAAGTCATGTCTAGCGGATCAAGGACAAAGACTTTGCTGTCATCACGCCAAAAGAAACGTTTTAAAAACTCGTTAATATTGGTGACCGTGGGGCTTTGTGTCAGATTAAAATAGCGCATTCGTACTAACATGCGTTTTTGATCAACAGTCAGTGACAAGGTGTAATCCGCATTACGTCGGAAGTTAGATTTAAAATTGGCTTTCTTGTTACCAAAACCAAACCCGACTTTATTTTTGTCGCTTGGTGGAATATCAATACCTAACGGTACATCCAGAATGCGTGACCAAATCGACAACCCAAAGTCATTCGCCGTATCGATATTAAACACATCTCGGTACCAGTTTTGCCAAAATAACACCATCGACTTTTCAAAATGAGAGGCTTTAAATTGGGCGAGTTTCTTTAAATTCTCTGCATCTTCATACTGCCAGAGGATCGCTTTTAATAGGTCTGAATGAAACTCAAATTGTTGAACGTTCATACAATCACCACTTGCACAGCACCTCGTTGCAAGCGTGCGATTTGATTAATGGCAATTGGAATTAACGCAACATTCCATACTTTCCCGTCCAGTGACAATTCAACTTTAGTCACGAACAGACGAGGCTCAACAGTATTTACCGCTGAAGCTATCTCAAAAGGCGATACTTCACGTCCAACAATCAAACCGTTATCGCCGTCCAGATCTCCACGCGTCCATTGTTCTATGGCGCTGGGGATAATAGTTTGCGCATCAACGGCTGATTTTTTAACGGTCACTCGACAAAAAACGGTGATCTCCTTAGGGCGTGAAAATTTCACTTTATATTCTTGTCCACTTACCGGCTCTACAACACCGATTTCAATCTCACCATTAAAAGCCGATCCAATAGTTTTAGTTCTCAGCAATGATTTAGCAATTTCGTTACTGTCGCCCCCTTCAACACAAACGTAAATGCTGTGAGGCAACAGAGAAATTCCATCAATAGTGAGCACTGCATCGGTGTAGTTCTCACGAAAAGAAAGCGAGTTAACACCCTCTAATTCATACAGTGAAGAGGTGATCGCTTCTGCGACACTGACGGTATTTTTAGCCAGTGTTTGCTTACGCCGTCGCCTTGCTTTGATATCAGATTCAGCATAACGACCAACAACCGCATGAGTGGGGTTGTTGACTTTTTCCCAACCTAATACTGAGCTAGCCACAGAATTCAGTTGGCCGGCACCGCATTCAACAGGGCCATATTCAACCGCCCTCATATCCCCTGTTGCTTTACCGGTATTATCAATAATCAAGGGTGAAACTGTTTCGAACATGGCACCGGCAACACTGGACGCTAATGAGCCCTTGGGAATAATCGTGCTGGGCACGCCACTAAATTCAACGCTGGAAAGATAAGAGTGAGTGGCATTAATGCGTTGGCCACCCATTAGCGCCCATATTGCATCAAGAAAAACACCACCAGCAATATCGGGATTGATTTGATTTGCTAACTCGGCATTGTTTCTCACCATTGCATCACGGTTTTCAACTTCCATCGTCGCCAATGCCCCTTGTGGTGTTTCAGGAGCAAGGTTAATCGATTGACCAAACACCGCACGAAACTCGCTTTCGACTTCATCACGTATTGTGGCCGTGTCGGGAAGAATAACGCCTTTATTATTAATATAACGATAATCAGCCATTCAATGTAAACCCTCCGTATATCGTGCGAATTGTCGCTTGGTACTTCAATTCACCGTTCTCGACTGTGGCGCTAAAATGGGTCACTTCAACCACCTCTTCAATTTCGCTCATACGTTGTCTAAATGCCGTTTCAAACATCGGGATATCAGCTTGGCGACCAAAGGTTGTTGGCCAGAACGGAATACCTTTATCTTTTTTATGCAACATTTCACCACGAACCGCTTTAGCAAAATGCTGACAAAGGTTTTTAACCGCATCGTCTTTTTCGCTGAATTGGAGGTTTCCATCAGGGCCAATAAAGAGATCATTATTTTTATCGATTGAAAATGTTCTCATAGAGGCGCTCCTGAATTTCCATGACCGGTCTCAACACCACTATGTTGATGAGTAGAACCGATATCTTTTCCATTGTGTTTCATCGTGCCACCACTAGAGTCACTATTACCATTTACGGACTGATTGCCATTCACTGTGACGTTGCCATTAAACGTAGTTTCAGGCACATTGACCTCAAGAACGGGCGAATCTAAAACCGCTTTACCCTCATGCAGGGATAAACACACAGAGCCATCCATTGATTGGATCACCAAGGCATCAATGTTTTTTCCATCAATCGCCCAACCTTTAATCGTATCAGGGAAAAACATCGCATCACTGAATGAATGGAGGCGTGCGGTATTAGGTTGATCCTCCAATCCCCCACGCTGAAAAATAAGGCTAATATCTCTGTCATTGGCTTTTATCCAACCAAAATCACCCGGTTTAATCGGTGCGCGAATAAAGAAACCCCCTCCACCAAATCTAAAAACGGGAATGTTGGCCAATGGTGCACGCCCGACTGTTCCCCCTTCCGTTGTTACCATCATCACCAGTGGTTTGATAACAGCGCGATTGGTTTTATCGTTATAACTAACCACTGTTGCAGGGAGCATGTCCTCTGTATTCATCATCAAGTTACGAAATGCAGACGAGAGCGCACCTGCCAGCGAACCCTCGCTAGCAATATCTGTATTGGGTTTATTCATGATTATGCTCGTTTACAGGTAGCCTGATAAAAGAAAGGATCATCATGTGAAGCAACATCGAATTTCAGTTGTTCAATGATATAGTCGCCATTAAGTGCAGAATTGAATTTACTCTTAAGTCGTAGCATCCCTCCTAGTTCTGAGGCGCCATCAATTAAGTAGGTAACGGATAACCCTTTTTCAGTGGCTTTGGGTATACCTACCATGCCTGATTTCATGCTAAGAATGCGCAAGCGCCCTTTTAAGGCTTGGTTATCATCTTTGACAAACAACGTATCATCATCAATAAAGGCTTTAACGTTTCCCGCTTCCTGCAGTCGTTGTACTTGCTGTAACGCTGAACCACAAAAATACCAATTGGCAATATTTTTATCGGTGGCTTGAAAGTCCAATCTAACCTTGCAATCCTTTGCCACCGATGACGCGATCTCGCTCATTTTCTGCATGGCACCACCACTGGAAGAAACAATATCACCCGAGCTGGCGTTATTGGTTTTAGCTTTAATGGTTAGTGTCACATCAGGAGGCGAGGCAATTTCTGCACTGACAATATCACCGGTAAAGATACGAAATAATCCCGTATTGACGCGTCCTACTTCAAGGTAAAGACGGCGAGTTTGTTTGCTTTTATGATAAGGGCTAGTTTCAGTGAGAAGATAATCTCGAGTGTGGGCGTTCAATCCATCAATGCTAACTGTGCATTCATTTTGTAAAGGGTTTGCGTACTTGGTGCCGTTAGCTTTAATCCGCAATCCTTCATACCACTGCAGTCGTTCTGCGACTTCAATCCCCACCCGTATTCGTCGTAAGTCCATCTTCACTCCAAATAATTAATGATTGGGTTCTATCGAATAATTCATACCAGGGCAGAGCATCATTTTCTGTTATAAATGCTAAATTTGTGCCATCAGTCAGGTAGCGATAAGGAATGATAGGTGTGTTTGCTACCGCGCGCATACCCACGGCGATAACCTCACTTTCTCGTTCAATATCGAGATACATCGCATGTCGACCGGCTTTTATTGTTAGCGTCCAATTAACTCCCTCTAAATTGACGGATAAGCGTTGGTTTGGAATAGCTTTTAAAGGTATGACTTTCATGAGAAGCTCCAATCACCATCTGCGATACGTGTTGCCACCGAACCTTTCTTTTTAGTCTCCGTATCGGCTTCTTTTGTTTGCACATTTCCCCGATTTACGGTTGATGACTGCGCTGGCTTTTGTGTAGCTCGAGGCGGTAAATCGCCGTATTCAGGCTCAACAGTCCGCCACTCAACAAACCGTAGTGACAGTTTTATCGCATCTATCATGTCAGGTATTTCATCATGATGAAAACTCGTCAATAACATGGGTTGATAGGTTTTTACTCGAGTTTGAATACCCACCAGTTTGTGTTCATCAAAAGCTTGTTGCATCGATGAGAAGATGTTTTTCATCTCTCCCGTTAATAGTAAATCTATACCAATTTCAATGGGGTTAATGATCACATGATCACTACGCGTTTCACCACTTTCAACTTGAAATTGTGTCGCCTTATGCTCATCTCTCACATTGATTTGAATCGGACTCACGCTATCAAACAGTGTAGAAAACGACGCTAAATCAAAGATTTTTACTTCTGTGATCATTTTGCTACTCCCGTTGAGTTTTGCTGATTGAAATCGGCGAGTTGATCTTGCAATGAATCCTTTACGCCCGATGCCATACCCTGCGCATCTGTGGCTTGAGTCTCAATCTTAATTTCTCCAATACTTACGTTACTTTCATTCTTCACATTGGATTGATTACTAATGGCTTGGCTGGTAATCGGGTTCATTGCATTGTTGGCTATCGCATCTAACTGTGCATTGGCTTGAGCAATAGAGTGTCTAACCGGTTGTTGTGTTGTTTGGCTTTCTTCTTGTTGAGGAATGGCATATTCAATCTCACCATTATCATTGACTTTTCGCTCTACGTTTTGATTGATAGTAATTTCTTCATCGTCACCGAACCCGAAAAACTCTTTAGCAGATTTCCAGCCATTTTTAACTGCATCAAGCCCTGTATTTACCCAACCAATGATTTTTTCGACTTGCTCCCACATCCATTCAAACGCGCCCACAACGGCATCCGTCACCGTAGTAAAAACACCCGCAAAGGATTTACCCCACCCTGCAATGACAGAGATACAATTAATGAGAAACTTAACATAAGCTTTTAAGCCTGAAGCCATTAGCTCCCAACCAGCGACAACAATATCTGCCACAACACCAACGATAACTTTTAGATATTCAAAGAGCTTTTTGAATGTTTCCCACAATGCAAGAATAACGATTTTTAATCGTGGGTATTTTTCAAGAATACGCCCAATCATTGAATCATTACCGTCAATGAAATTCATAATGTCGTCATAAACAATCGCAAATGCCATCGCTAAAAGCGCAATAATGGCAATAATAGCGATAATAGGCCATGTTGCAGCAAGTGTTGCTGATGCAGCAGCTAACATAGGGGGAACGTAATAAAGTGCTACGGCCAAACCAATGGCTGAGAAAAAACCTATCAATAAATTTTTGTTTTCTTGGCAAAATTTGACAAAGGTTTGCACCCAAGAAAGGACTTTAGTTAACGCTGGTAACGCACTATTCATAATACTCATCATGACACTACTGAATACGGTTTTTAATCCTCCAGTCACTTCCTTATATTTTTGGGATTGTAATGCAAGTTCCTTTGTAACAACGCCATTCTCCTTTTGCTTTTTAGTCAACTCCTCGAGTTCTTTTCGTCCTTTAAGAATGGATTCAACAATTTTATTGTCTGTTATTCCCACTTCTTTAATTCGAAATACGGCTTCTTCTTTGCTCATCCCTTGCACAGCATCAGACAAGCGATATATGCCCTCCATTGCGCCAATAGATTCGCCTTTCATATCTTTTAATGAGATATTTAAACTTTTGAAAACATCTGCTTTCCCTGATGAAGTATCTTGTAATGCTTCACCAATACTTTCAGACATATCCATCAATGAGTCACGAGCGCCTTGAGCATCTCCTCCCATTGAGGTTATGACTTTGCCAAAAGCATCAACATCTTCAACAGGAAGTTCTAAGGCTTCTGCGGATTGAGAAAGCGTATTCACTTCTTCTGCTGTTGTTTGAATAAATGACGCAATTCCCCCTACCGTTAAACCAATCCCAACCATCCCTGCCATTCGACCGAGAAAACCAGCTAACGACGAGGTCGCTTTACCATAATTATCTGCAACCTCATCGGCTGACTCAGCTAATTCATTATTTCGCCTCGTCAGTCGTTCCGTTTCTCTAGATGCCGAATTATTCGTGGCAGTTTGATCATTGATTGACTGTTCAGCTCTCTGAATATTACGTTCGAGTAATACAATGCCTTCCGATAATTTTTTATTACTTTCTGATGAGAGAGCATTAGACTGTAAAAGTAACTTTGCATACTCAAGATAATCTTTCATTTTCTCTATGTATGCGCTCAACTCAGCTTGAGCAGTATCACTATCAATATTTATCTCAGTATGTTCGTTGGATACATTACCTAAACTATCAATAATATTTTGAACAATATTATCAATGTCTTCAGAATTACCCTCCGCTTCTTCAGTGATCCGTTTAATTTCTGAAATGATGGCATCAGAGGCATTGGATGCATCACCATTAACATGAATATCAACTGAATTTGATGATAGCGCTGTCAATTGTGCGGATAGATTTTGAATAAATTGAGTAACCCCATCCGCCCCCATACTTGCGGATTGTTGCGCCTTTTTCATCTCAGCAATAATGTCATCGGTCGATTTACTCACCCGATTAAACGCATCATCGGCTTGGCGAGTATCAAATTCAAATACTTGAACAAAGGTATCTAGCAAAGCCATATGAGTTATCCTTTCGATGAAGCCAGCGCTTCGTTATAACGGTTGGTAATGGCGATCTCCCACAAATCAAACGCCTCTTCTAAATCTATTGATGTTTTGAGTTCGGTGAGCGTGGCGAAACCGGCTGAGATGATGACGGCAAAGAAGCCATCAGCGTTTTTATAATCGACGGGAGTGAACCGGTGATTTTGTTGAGCAGGAATTGGAGGAAACCTTGGCTCCCGTCTTTGCCGAAAAAACTGGTGTTATACTTCAACATTTCCAGTTCAAGACGAATAAGGGCTTCACCATCGGGCACATGGTTATCAATTAATGTGCTGGTCTTCAGATAAATCTCTTGTCCCTCTTTTTCAACAGCAACATATGCCATCATCTTTAACATGGCTTCTTTGCTAATTTCATAGTCGCCAATTTTAGGTGCATTCGATAGCGGGTATTTTGCCAGAATTTCACGTCCAATCGTTGCTGGTAATCGACTAATAATAAAAGTGTGCTCTTCACGATCAGCATCGGTGATCGTAATTTCTTTCGGTTTAATTAACATGATTGATATCCATAAAAAAAGGCGGAATAACCGCCTAAAATTAACGTGCGCGAGTGCGGTCGAAGTCTTGAAATACGAAGGTATACGCTTTGGATTTGTGTCGTCCTGCACTGGCAACAGAGCTACCACGACTACCATTGGTGATTTTTCCGTTGCGTGCCGTGGTTGTTGAACCATCACCATACGAAGCAACCATAGTGATAATATCCCCTGCATGCCGTTGTCCACGTCGTGCGGTGTTCGATTCCAGTAAGATAGCGAGGTTTTCGTCTTCTTCACTGCCCGCTAACACGTTAATGGTGACCGTTTGAGGTGTTGGTGTTGACCATGTCACCAAATTACCGTTGATATCCATTCCTGTTTGCGCAATGTCCACGGCAGGCAAATCTAACGGATCGGCATCATCTGCGAAGGCGGTAATTTGAATACCGGCGGGAAAGGTTTTATGAGCCTGAATAACAATACTCAAGCCAGTTGCTGATACATCATGCATATTGTGTTCCTTACACTAAGTTGTGAGAGCCTTCGACTTTACGAACCCAGTCGCCCTTACCGTAAATCAATACGTATTTCATCACGTACTCGGGTAAATCAGATGGACCTGTGTTTTCGACAATCTGAGCGTTGTACCAATAGCCTTTGTTTTGTACATCGTGCCACGCTAAATCATCACCAGAAGCGTCTGTCACTGCGATTTTTTGCACATCGGTTAAGGTTTTTCCCGCTAGGATCGTGCCGTTATTAATCGCCTTAGTTACCGCCCCTGCAATCACCATCATTGCTCGTGCTTCGCCGTCTTTATTAGCGGGTACTCCGCGTGTGGCCATCAATAAACTAAACCACTGTTGCGCGATGTAGGCTTTTAACCATTGCTCATTAGCATGGACACTCATATCTAATGGGTTGGCAACCCCACCACATAAGAAACCCCGTTGATAGAAACTAATATGTGAACCCGATACCGCCGTTTCTCCGTAATAGTTCACCCGTAGTTTATCTAAGCGATCCGCATCGATATCGGTCGTAATTTGAGACGGAAATGTGACACCAAATTGACGATACATATAGTTAGTTGTCGCATTGGTGCGGTCATAATCCGTGGCGGACATAATGGCCATCGGTAACGCTTGAACAAAGAAGTTATCCGTTGTTTTTAGGTTTAAGCCCATTGAAGCCGTACCCACCAGTGCCCCGCTAAAATCTTCTGCATTTTGATTGGTCACAGACAAGTGCAATTGATACTTCACGTTTTCGCCTGCCACGTACTGCGCCAACTCTACGGCATGCTCTAATGAGAGTTCCGTTAAAAACGTTGCACTACCAAAAGAGTCAGAAACAGCCTCAGAAGCAATAAAGGCTTGTAACGGGGTTTGCGCTGGATTACCGGCTGATGATGTACCGTGGCTAATATTCATTGCATCAGCAAGTACCGATTGACGCACACTAATATCTGCACGCTCTTGTACACCACCGCTAATGACAAAGGCACTATCCAGCGAATTAAATGTGACATAAGCGCTAGCAAATTGAGGCTCGCTTTCTGCATTTAATTTCGCTTGCACAGCTGTAGCAACATCCGCGTATGACGTACTTTCGGTGAGATCAATTCCTGTGATTGTTTTTGTCACTTTTCCAATAGTGATATTGAGTTCACCGTCATTAATTAATTTTAAATCGGCCAAATCCCCTGTCTTTCCACCAAACAAAGTAGGCGCACGGCCAACCGGTTCATAAGAGGCGATTTGCAGTTCTTTGGGTTTGCTTGCCGGTGCTGGACTGACATAGCTGAAATATTGACGAGCAAAATGTGCTTCGGGTGAATCAGTACCCAATAAGTCATCGACTTGGCCACTGGCAAATTCAAGCACTTTGCCTGCTGGGATTTTAGGGTTAGTTGAAAAAATACGAGCCGTGAGTTTGCGCATCGGTACAGCAGACGCGCCAATCACCGCACTCGCGATATCGACATAGCGAGTTTGTTTGATAGACATAACGTTCCTTAAATACGATAGATATCGGGATACAACGCACTCACGGCGTCTGTATCAGGATGAAGTGTGCGATTAAATGTCACATTGAAATCAAATGAGGGATTTTGTTCGTAGTTGCCCTGGTCATTCAGAAAATAAGGTGTTCGAATACCGCTTGCCCGCTGAACGCCAATGCCTTGTTTGCGGAGAGCTTCAACAAAGGGCAATGAATTGGCGATCATTCTGACAATCGCGGTAATATCACTCGCTGAATAATGGCCTAACTGGGTAACGAAAGCCTGAACTTGGTACGTTTTTTCAGATAACTGGTTTTCTTGGTGATTAGCTTTATTGCCTTGAACATTATATTTTCGGCTCTGCCAACCGTGGCCACTTTCATTGATGGGAAAAAACATCACCATGTTATCTTCACGGCCTTGCTTGGTAGATTGGAAACCGGATTTAACGGGGATCCCAATGCCGACTTCTTTTAACTGCAACAAGAGTTGTTTGCGAATAGCAACATCAACCTCATAATCCGTCATAAGTACCCGCCTCGATACAGATCACCGATTTCCAGCCATCTTGTTCGTACCAGTCTGCATCACCCACCACATCATATTTTCGACCATTGAATACAAGAAAATCAGGAGATGTACCTCGTTGCACAGCTTTAATATCATGAGAGGTATATAGGCGTCGGTACACTTGGCTCGTATCTAATCCCATTGATTGAACATCTTGGGTATCGACCGCTTGCCAACTGCCACGAACTTCTACGGGATCATAATAATAATTTTGGTCATTCCCTCGCTCATCGGGTGCCCGTTCTTTAAATCGAAACCAAAGCACCTTTTGCTGTGGAATATAACGTGAAGCAATACGATTTAAGTTACCAAACATTATTTATCCTCCACTGCGAAACTAACCGCTTGAAGCATTTGGCCAGTATCGACTAACGGCTTATCGGTGGCCTTACCTTTGCTATGGCGACGTGCTCTTGCTTTAACGGTTGACTCCTCCAGTGCCGGTGTTGTGACTGCTTTTATTGCCATTTTCACATCGCCCGCCACCGTCGCACCAATTTGTGCCAGCCCATTATCCAGCGTGATATTGCCCTTAACAGACGCTTTCACTGCTCGAAAAATTAACTGACTATAATCCTGCTTTTTGTCATTCATGGTCGGACGTAAAAATGGGCGAGGAGGAATGCCACCGGCGGGATAGCCCAACTCTTGAATAGAGGCAACATAAGCAATCGGTGTTCCATCGGGATATTTTGCGTGTTCAAAGAAACCAACACTTAATCGCTTTTTAGCCAATTCATCATAAACCGCTTTTAATTGCGCTAATTTAGTCATTAACGTAATCGCCCTCCTCGCGTAAATCGCCCACCTACACCCCGAAAAGCTGAACGTTCGCCACCACCACCAAAGTATTGAGGTACGCTACAACGCTTAATTAACGCTAGAAACTGCTGTCCAAAGGTAGTCATTTTAAACCAGTGCGACCAGTCCGAACCGGCAGGCGGTGCCGTAAATGACACGCTTACCTTATCGATAGTCACACTCGTCACCACACCGGTAGGCGACTCATCATCAGCAATCATTTTTCTGAGTGTTAGCATGTGTGCAACAACGAGCATCCACAGCTCGTTAGTACAAACACCCTTACAGGCAGAGAAATAGTTCAACGCAGATTGAGCAATGATAAATATTTCATCATCACCCACACTGTTAAACTGCGGATAGAGCACACGGAATGACGTTAAAGGAAATGTGCTCGTCTCCATGATCACTTACCTTTTTTGTTGGTTTTAGGGACGTCTAACTTTTCAGCCTCTAACGATTCAGGAGTGTCAGGGGCTGATTGGTCGCTAGCTTCCATATCAGTGGCAACTTTTTCGGGATCTTCTTTGCGATGCTCAACGGTAATAAAGCCATTCTCACAATGAAGATTAAAAACGTGATTTTCTTTGAGCTGTTTATATTGCTCGTCAGAAATTTCAGTCACACGGCCACGAGGTGTGTACATGTACTTTGTCATCACATTAGCTTGACCAGCAATAAACACTTTCCCGTCTTTTACCGTATAGTTCTGGTCATTTGATAAGGTGCAATATGCGTAAAGAGGCATGGAGTGCTCTCCTATTGTTTAGATATAAAAAAGCCCTCAAATGAGGGCGCAAAAAGAGAAGTGGTAAGATTAAATGCCAGTTAAGCGTGTCACCGCCCACGGACGAGTTACAAACACACCAGCAGTCGCATTGGTTGCATCTTCCATATACCCTTTAATTTGGTTGACTGAGCCTAATAACTGGTATTTCACAGGCACAACTTGCAAGATCACCGCACTGGTTGCTGTTGAACCATCATCAATGCTATCTGCGAACATATAGGCCACATCAGCCCCACCATTTGCGCCAACAAATTCAGGAGAGAATACCAGACGCATATTGGGATAGTTTTCATTTATCCATTGTTTGACTGTTTCACCGCGTGCGACAGGATTAGCCACATTCAGTGCAGAACGAAAACCTAACGGCAATGTTAAGGTGATTGGCGTGTCATCTTTAATAATACCGCCAGAGCTCGTTTCAATACGCGAGAACATATCAGTAATATCGGCAGTAATATCTGCAAAGGTTCCGCCTTTCCATTTACCTTTTGCGGTTTCATAGGCAGGCAAGTTAGGCTCATTCATCAAACCAAAGACGCGCGTTTCAGGGCTATTAAACCCGTAGTAACCCACTCGCTCACGCCCTTGCTCTAATGATTCAGTCACTGAATTGCGCTTTTCTTCCATCGCAACAAAGCCTGCAGACGATTGGCGCGCTTCTTCTAATTTCCCCACTTGGAAACCTAATTCGAAACGAACAAGACCACGGCGCTCTTGGTCTTGTGCATAAGACGCTAATGGCACATTGGTATGATCACCATAAAGCTCGGCTTTACCGGTTGGTGTCGCCACATTCAGAATGATCTCTTCATCATGCCATTCGCCAGCGTTGACGATACCGGTGATTTCATCTAACACACGCACACGCGTTGCGGTACGAATAACACCGGGCAAAACGTGTTGCAACATTTCGCGTTGAATTAGCCCCCCCTGCATTGCACCACCGCTAATCGCGGAGTCCATCGCAGAAAAACCACCAAAGCCGATTTGCGCCAATTCTCCGTATGTCCATTTCTGGTCAGGGTTAATATTTAGTTGGCCATGTTTTTTGACATCACGGCCAGACATGTGAAACTTAATTTTACTGACTGGCATTATTCACCTTCCTTTGGAGATGCTGGATATGGGATTTCTGTTAAACGAATAATGCCCAAGTGAGCACTTTCTGTGGATTCAAGATGTCGGCTGATAAAACCAATGACACGATCACCGGCACTAATGGTGGCTTTAGAAGATAGCGAGCCGTCAGCTTCATCGAAGACAACCGGTACGTTGATTTTTCCTGCCACTTCTTTTAGCTCAACGAAAACTTCCCCCATTGTCAGGAATTCGCCCTGTGTGCCATTACGAGCAAATTGTTCTTCGATACGATAGGCTTTAGGGTTAATCATGATCCCCGCAAATGCCCCTTTTCCCCCCACTTGAACGGATTCCACTGAATCATCTTTGTAGGTATAGGCGCGACCGAAAATATTCAGCTTTTCATCTGCTGAACTAAGAATTGCAGAAACAGCGCGAATAGGGCCTGCATGACTAATTTCACCGACAACACCAGAAATTAAGCCGTTTGCTACTGATTTAGGAATTGCCATTATTTAGCTCCCCATTTATCCATAATTGATTTATTGCTCACTGCAGAGTCCATTGTTGAGCTGGGCTTTTGGGAGTCAGGCACACGCCCTTGCATCCAAGCATCAAGAGCAATCGCTTCGGTGCCTTTACTGCATTGAATACCCAGTTCTTTAACACCGTACTCCGCGACTTGTTGTTGAGTCATAGCAGAGTGGTCAAACACACCAATAAACGGTGTTAACTTATGCGCCAGCGCATCACGCGCACCAATTTGTTTGAGTAATTCACCCGTATCCATTACCGGTTTTGCTTTCTCTAATCGCTTAATTTTACGTTTCAGCGATGCCATTTCATCCATTGCGGTCATGCTACGGTTTAGGCGTTTTAAACGACGATGAAGACCATCAGTAGTTGCTTGGTCAAGATGCTCTTTTGCTTCTTCAATCGCTTCGACAGCAGTTTCAATAGCAACCTCGGCTTTCTCAACTGCCTCGGGTTCGCCAGATTCAGCCTCTTCTGTGGCGATTTCGGCTTTTTCCACCGCTTCTTCTGCTTTCTGCTCTTCGTCAGGGTCTGAATCAGTTGAAGGTTTATCTTTATCGTCTGGTTCATCATCTGTCACAGGTTTAGCACTGGTGATTGCTTCTTTGATAATGGCTTTTAACGCTTCCAATTGCTCGGGCGTAAAGGTTCCTTCATCAGTGGTTGGTTTGTCTTTGTTTTCATCTTCAGGATTCATGCGAATAAGTTCCTTAGTGTCTATGGTAATAACGGAATGGTCTTGCACAGCAACATCAACGCCAGTGCGCCCTTCATCGACTAACGCAAGGTGATTGGCTCTAATATGCCGTTGTATGGCGTCATAACGTTCACCGTTAAATTCGCCTGGTGTGAAATCGTAAATACAGCGATAACCCGGAGATAATTCAATTTTTCCCCCCTCAATTTGGCTCAGCGCTGAATTAGACAGGATTTTGATATTGCTTCTAAGGTAGGGGTATTCAAAGTAAACCTGTTCCCCTATGACCCCTTGTATCCCCTTTGTCTCTGCGGGTGTGCCGTCTTTCCCTAGCATTTCATGCTCATCAACAAAGGGCATTAATTTGAAAGAGTTAATTGTCTCTGTGCTGGCCAGTTCTTCTTGTGGACGATACACCTTGTAAATTTTTTCGGGTATCGGTGCGCCAATTTCAAACCCTAAATAATCAAAAACCCCAACTTTAGAGATGGGGTTATCTTTCACTTCCAGCCAGCCGTTTAAATCATATTGTCGCTTTGTCATGTCTCCTCACCAAAATCAATAACAGGTGTCCAGAAGCACTTACAACCCGGTTCTTCCCCCGGAAAACCTCGCCTTCCTGTTTTTTTGTTAATTATAGGAGGATTGTCTAAATCAAACTCCTCACCATCTAACTCAAGATGTAGTTCTCTAGGTTCTGCACTACCGTTTGAATGATGCCAAACTGCTTTACGAATACCGGCAGATTTCATGCGAGCATAATTACATGCAGTTGTAATTTTTCGTGTCTGGTCAACAGCAATAAAATTTGCCCTATTTTCTGTAACGCTACCTATATCCCTAATTTCCTCTAATAGAGTCTTTGCACCTTCGCCACCTTGGCTAATAGAGCGCAAAGCTACACTTTCAATGCGTTGATGAAATTGCAGTGGAATTGATTTAATGAGTGATACGTTTTCAGCAGTAGAAGCAATGATTTTGTCTTTAAGGAGTTGTGGCATATCAGGGGTTTTAATGGTGATACCGCCCGATAACACTTTAAGAGAATCATCTAAATTACGCTGTGCACCTATATCGACCTGAGATACAAACTTATCCGCAATCTCTGTGGATTTTTGTTTAAAAATCTTATCCCATTTACGTTTTAGCCGGTTAAGCCAGATACGTGTTTGACTTGCAAAGCTAGCATCCATCGTAAAACCCTCAAAGTCGTCATTTAATTCACTAAACACTTTTTCATAGTCTTTAATCATTGAATTAATGAGGCGTGACATGTCACCTTGATAACGACTAGAGGGCGCTACTGAATACTGCAGGGGCTTCCCTTTCATTACTGCTTGGCGAGAGGTTGCCCATTGCGCTCGCTTCGTTCGTACTCGTATTCGCCTCGACATAATCTGCCTCGTTCACTTCAATGCCGTAATAGCTGGATGCTTTATCACTGGCTAATTTCTTGCGGATATCTACCCCATCTATTGCACCGGTTGTTGCATAAGCTGAATCGGCTTGTGCTTGTTTAAGCTCAATATCCGCACTCTCAACAGCCGTCGGGCTATCAAGTGGTGCCCATGTGATAGAGATTTCTGTCACAGGTAAACCATCGCTACGCATTAACATGTCGTAATGGCGCTGTAATAGCTCTTCGAGGTCGTTTGATTGAATACTTTCAAGCTCTTCGCGGTAATTGGCTTCTTCGTATTCCCCCGTTGAGTTAAAGCCTTTCGGTGTAGTGCCTAGCAGTTTTGTTGCTGGTACATTAGAAGCCGATGCCACCAGCTGATATTGCGTCATAATCGTGGCGTCTAAATCCGCTAATGAGGTATCGAACTGTTGAACCGTATCTTCACTGCCCGTCATTTGCACACCATAGTTATCGCGCATCTCCATAAAATAAAGCATATTTTCGCGAATAATATCCTTATCAGCGCTTTCTGGATCTGCAATCCCCATCGTAAGCAAACGCTTGGTCATTGCCAGTTGTGGCGCTTCATTAGCGGTACGCTCTGATGCATAGACTCGCTCATAAATGCGTTCTGGTACTGATACACCAAAGTAGTTGTAAAGGGGCTTAAGCACGTTAGGTACGGGGAACGGTACAAATTTAATAAAATGCGATTTATGATACTTGCGCCCACCAATCACATAATAGGTTGGTTCATAGAAATCCATGCTGGCAGGATCTTGAACATTGGCGTCCGTTAAATCAGCCGTTACCCATTGAGGATCAATTTGCTTAATCCCCTTGTACATGCCTTTGGTCACGCCATCGATATTAAACGGGTTTTCATACCACTCTTTCGGATTTGATGTCTCCACAACAAATAACGCCAAACGACCGCCATATACTCGCCCAAAGTGAACCAGCTCTTTAAGCTGATGTGTAATACGGTATTTTTTATCGCGTTTGCGGAGCTTTTTACTGATAGCGCGATCATCGTCGTTATCACAATCAATATCATATCCCTGACGTATCGCATCACGAGCTGGCATATTGCAGGCTTTATCCACCAGCCAGTGTTTAGCGATAACCGCACACATATTGTTGCCGATAAACATTTGTGAGGCATACCAAGAAGCCTGTGACTCTGGCACACCATAAACCTGCTCACCTTTAAACGAGGGCACGTAGCTATCAATGCTATCCATCGCAACACCTGCAATTGTGGGTTGCGGTAAATCAACCCCATCAAAGCCTCGTTCTCGCGCCAGTGCAGGATATAAGTCAGTTGTGAATGCTGACCGTTTAACCGGTGCGAGTGGTTCTGTTTTTCGCCTCTTAAACGGCCACCACATAGATCATCTCCTAGTTGTGAAGAAACTGCCTTTTTTCTTCTGATATAAATCGCGTAATGCTTGCGTCATGGCATCCACTGTGTCGTCATGGCCAGCAAACGGGAATGTAGTAATTTCCTCTACGGTTTCCACAATCCACGGCGCAATATCTTTGTGAGGTAGCCACACGTTGCCAGCCTCCCACTCAGCAGTACACGCATGAGCACGAGCAACCTTGCTACCATCTGGCTCGACGGGAATTAACCCTGATACGGTTGATTTGAGAGAGTCGATTACAGCAGGGCCATTGGCTTTGTCTTCGACCAGCTTACGTCGTCCTTCAGGGAATTTTTCAGCTAACCATTTCACCGATTTTAAGGTTTCAGTAAAGCTCATGCGTTTTCTAATTTGATACAGTAGATAAGCGTTTGCGTCTTTCTTGCCCCATACCTGCCCCACCACATAGTCAGTACCGTCACTGTCTTTAAAGGTCATATCCCAACTATGGATAACCTTATCGAATTTTTCAGGTAGGTCTTTCGGTAGATAGTACTGAGCAAATTCTTCGTGGAAGATTTGACCATCACCCGGCTTAGGTGATTGTTGGTACATGGCAGACCAAAAGTAATCACCGAGGATTGCTTTTGTCTCAAGGAGTTTGTCGATTGGGTGTAACTCTGGTACCAACGCTTCTCCTTTCTCATTAATGGCAGGAAACGTTAATACTTGTGTCTCTGGTGCAATATCTTTTAATCGTCCAGATAAGTCATCAGTAGCCCAACGTGTGGCCATGATGATTTCACCGCTATATTTAGAGAGACGCGTTTTGAACGTAGAAACGTACCAATTCCATATCGACTTTTTAGTCGTTGGACTCAAGGCTTCTTTTGAGTTTTTTATTGGGTCATCAATAATACCGAGATCAACTTTCTTACCTGTTAATGGCCCACCCACACCAGCACAAACATAACTGCCTTTGTGGTTAGCAATATCAAACTCGTCAGAATTGCGTTTAACCGTAATGCCGTTTTCAGGCTTATTGCCTAACCAGCTTTTAGGAAATAACACACGATATTCATCGGACATCATAATGCGCTGAACATCCGTATTCATATCCCCAGCTAAATCTGAGGAGTACGATAATGCACCAACACGCATGTTAGGGTATTTTCCAAAGAAATAGGCTGGCAAATAGCGCGAAACAATATCTGACTTACCATGCTGAGGGGGCGCACTTAAAATTATTTTAGGGCGCTCCCCCTTCATCATATTTTCAATAAATATATCGAGCGCATCACATACCGTTTCTGAAAAGTGGCTTGTAATGTATTCAGGGTTTATGTACTGAATAAATTCATGCAAACTACGCCTAGCTATCTCTCTCCTGACTTCTTCATCAAACAAGTCGAAATTGACATCCATAGAGATACCTAAAGTGACAAAAATAACCCTTTCATGCCGTAATTGGCACGAAATGATTTTTATGTTTTTGATAACAATTGATTAACAATAAAAGAGAATTTAAACAGAAAGAAGATTGCTACTTTTCGCGGTTTAGGTTGTGTTTTTAGTTGAGTTCAAAAGTAAAGGGGCGCATTAGAACCATTATGTTAAATAGAACGATAATTGGTACAATTTATACTATTTACAGACCAGGATATAATTGCCCTTCATCAACAAAATAAACCTGCGTTAAATACCATCGCCCGTCCTGAAAAATTAAATAATATTCATAAATAGGTGAGTAACCATCAGGTACAATATATTGCGTTGTGACAACAGTGATATTGTTAGTGCTCTTTACTACCGACAATATTTTCTCTTTTTTGGGGTCATGACTTGATTCAGAACCAAATGCAATGGGTTCTCCTACAAAATCAGGTAATGTGTATTTAGTTAATAGCCTACGCCACGCCTTATCTGCTAACTCCGTATACTCATCAGGCTTCGAACCCATAAGGCTAAATGCGTAGTCATTCCATTCCATGTAATCTTGTTGAAATTGTCTAACCAAAATTTCAGGTGAATCATTAGACATGGCAACAGATTGATTCATAAATAATCCACCTAAAAAAAAGAACAATAAATAAATACAATGCATAAAATCGATATTTAGACATATTCCCTATCTGCTCGATGCAATATTTAAATATGTTGTTATATCACACTGACTAAAATCTTACTGCTTTGATTTTACTCTTAATTGCATAAGTTGCTCGAAACTTAGGTGGCTTAAATCAATTCCTGTTGTTTGAATAGGCCCACCATCTGCACCCGTTAATTCTGTCTTGTTCTTTAGCATACCTAAATGCTGTGCAACCATCTTAAGCGCTTCATCTTGATTACGAGTAATAACCTCAACACCAAACTTCCCTTCTTTCACGCCAGCAAATACTCGACGAGCTGGCCCTGTTAAGTCACGCGTATCATGAAAGTACGCACGCCCAATACCAGCACCATTACAACGAGGGCAATCAGGATTTGGATCTAATGTTTTATCGTAACCGTAGCCTCCCACATCTTGTGGAGGCGGTTTCTTTGCTACGACTGCTTTTTTAATAGCATCTTCAAACTCTATTGAATCACGCCACTGATAATTGAAACCAAAGCCCCAGCAATGACGACAACATAATCGACGGTATTCGGTCAGCTCGTTAACGTCTGCCGTTGCGATATCCCACCACATTTTTAATACGGCATCTTGGGTTATCTCTGTTCTGCGTTCCCGTTCTGCTAATGCATCAGTGATTGCTCGTGAAACCTTAGCATTTCTTAGCATGCGAGTAGCATTTACATAAGCTGTATTTCCCTCACCTTTATAACCGGCTCGCTTATATGCTCCCGTTCGATTTAAGTCGATAAGGTATTCACTAACAAATTTAATCTGTTGTTCTGTTAGCCCGTAATTGCGCAGACTAAAGGTGTTTTGATCATCATGCGCATTACTGGATTCATTACTCTGCGCAGTGGGTATATCACTATTGCGCATTGGCTCTTTTGCGCTTTCTTTTTTCTGCGCAGTGCGCAATTTCTTGTGCGCAGTTTTTTGCGCATTCTGCGCACTGGATATTTTGATATATCGTCGAGCTGTTGCGTAGTTTAGTTCCTTTAGTTCGCACCACTCTTTAGGGGATATTCCTGTTATAGCATGTTCGGCGAGGAACTGTTGTTGTAGCATCCCCCAATCCGGTTTTGCCATTGTGTTTATCTCCTTAGCCTATTAGAAAACTCACCATAGTGGACTTTGTGATTCACAATCCTGAAAAAATTTAAAATATATGTAGAATTAGTTAATGTGAAAAATTAACAAATAGGGTATCTAATGATTAGCTTTTTAAAGAAAAGAGCGTTAAAAAAAAGAATAGAGAAACTTGATGCCACCATACTTAATAATATTGTTTCCATTGAGTCTATCTTCAAAGAGAAAATATTTTTCAATCGAGATATTGATGATATAAAGCTAAGAGCTATTGCCGTAGCTGGTGTATTACATGCATGCACCGAAATGCGTCAACTATATGCTAATGATGAATTGATTGGGAAAAGTTTATTTTATTCTTGTATGCGATTCGCTCCAGTTGAATATACTGATTTGATTATTGATTTGGCTGAAGAACTAAATCACCCTAAAAAAAATATAAATGAAAATTTTTGGCCTTGCTACTCTAGCAAAACAGACGACCAAGGAGACCTAGCTATTGTATATATGGCTCTAATAGATATAGCACCAGTCGTAGGCTCAAATATTATCAATAATTACTAATGTCACTAGTATTATCTTAGACATTCTGTATTTGTATAATCCCTTAAACCAAGGTATTGACTTTCGAGTGTTTCAATTTGTTCCACGAGATTGAGTATATTTTCTTCAGTGTCTCTCTCCACGGGGGTGGGTCTGCTAACATCCAAGCTGGAGGAGGTACTACTGTCGGACTTTGGACACTCGGCCTTGATGTACACCCGCTTAGTGCCATTGCGAATATCATCACGCAACCCATCAATTTCATTCTTTGCACTGGCTAACTCCTGAGTATATTTAATATCGAGTTGATTTAGTCGAGTGATACGAGCTTGGTAGTCTTTGTTGATTTCGACTTGTTGAGAGAGGTGACTAGTTAATTCAGAATTTGAAATTTTTAGCTTATCAATCCTGTTACCCTGCCACACCATACCGATGCTCATTACCAAGATAATGCCCACGGACACTGTTGTTTCGCCTAGTTTCATAATTAGTACCGATGATGTGAGAGAGCTATCTGACAGCGCTTTTCTAAGCTGGCTTTATCATTAACACATGAATTATCAATTGAGAGATAAACACCACCAACGACTGTGATGAGTAGTACAAAGATAAAACCGACAATGATAATTAAAAGTTTCCATGACATAGTGCTGACTCCGCATCTCTACGACTAACTAACCCTCGCCATACTTTTCCACCAGCATAAACCCAGCGTTTCATTTCTTCGCAAGCGCCATACTGATCGCCTGCATTTAATTTCTTTAGCAACGTAGAGCGTGCAAAAGCTGTGGTACCCACATTAAAAGCAAAAGAATATAAAGAAGCTTTTGTTTTATCATCTACCGGCACTTTAACCAGGACATCAACTTGTTGTTGAGTTCTAATAAAATCTTTCTGAAGTAACTCGTCACATTCTTGCTGTGTGTATGTCTTACCTTGAATAATGTCATTCCCTGTGTGGCCATAACAAACAGTCAGAATTCCAGCAACATCACGATAAGGTTCATAACGCACTCCCTCAAAGTAACCAATCACTGTTATCGCAATACTTACCGCACCAGCACTTGCAACTGCTGTCACCTTTTGTTTTAGGTTCATCAAATGTCCTTTTTAGCTTTAGTCAGTATTTCACCAACTATCTTTTCTATGTCTTGCGGATCGCTAGAACAATTTCGATGAACTAATTCAGCAAATAACGCTGTTCGTTTCCGTTGTTCTCGCCATGTCATCAGATAAGTTGCTAATCCAAGGAGCATGCTGAATCCCATCCCTATTACAAATCCCCATTCATAAAGTGAGAGACTTGCAAAAAAGGCAGTTAAGCCAGCCGTTCCGTAGGTAGCATTGGTTAATTTGTCCATGCGCATATACACCCCCTACGGAGTGTCCGTTGATTGTTGAGGTAAAATAACTAAACTATATTTTTATAAATGAGGAGATAAATAAAATGAACAATGAGGATTTACGTATTAATTTTGAGTCTGGTTTGCAAATAGTCAAAATGTTGTTTTTAGCCAATGGAGGTGCAGTTATAGCAATGCTTACGTTATTTGGAACCATTTGGAATAAAGGAATTCCAAATAATATATTAACAGTGTTAGCTCAATCGACTTTTTGTTTTTGTATGGGATTGTTCTTTGCAATCATTTGTACCATTTCAGCTTATGGTAGTAACGTACTGCAAACACTACAAAAATGTAATAAGTTAAAAGGATTATTGATATTATCTATGCTGTCCGCTGGAGCAATATCTCCTATTGCTTTTTTAATTGGTGTATATAAAGCTTATAGTGCATTCCTAACTTTATTTTCTTGACAGTTATTAGTCATGAACACACACATGTAACCCTGGACAAAAAAAACAGCAAGTCTTATCTGTTTTAGATACAAAAAAACCAGCTCTTAGGCTGGCTTTTATAGGTATATCAGTACTTACTTATCTACAACGGTGAATTGCAGTGCAATTAAATGCTTCTTGCAATCTTTAATGCCCTCGTTGTAACCGGCATCATAAAAATTTTCTGGCTTTTCTTTAAGGTTAGGAAGATTTATTTTCATTTTTTTCTTAGCATCGTTAGCGCCTGCATAATAAATTTCCCAAAGTAATTGAGTGCCTGGATCTGAATATTTAGAGATAGTTTCACGCTCTACAAGGAATCTGAAAGTAGAGTCACATTCCCTGCTCAGGTCAATAGACTTCACTTTTCTTTTTATCTGTCTTTCAAATAATTCCTGCAACCCTATTAAATCCATCCTAAATCCCATGTAAAAAAGCCCCGCAATTAGCGAGGCCTTAAATTCGTTTCCTGCTTTGCGTTTAAAGCTCTGCGCAGTATATATGAAAACTATAACTTCATTGTTCAAAAAGTCAATCATTTATTCATGAATAATGATAATTTCTGTCAAATTCATCACACATAGGCCAATAGAGCATAAATTCAGCAATAGATAACCATATTTTAACTCGTCTCCTATAAGTCGATAGTGACATTGAAGGGTGATTTTCATGTAACTCTAACGCTATGCCGAAATATGATTTTTTATATACATAATACTGTTTCAGTATTTCTAATAATCCTTGATCTTTTTCGAAAACAGCACAAATGACCTTGTCCATTTTTCCACCTTCAATATCACTACAGAACCACATATTGCTAAGTGTTTTCTTATTTTGGTACTCCTCCAAGAAAAGCTGTAAGGTTTCTTCTGATAGCCCTGATTTTTTCATTCTTCGCATAGCATCTTTAAGGGCTTTCTTTGTGATTTTGGGGTCTGATAATAATCGCTGAAAAATACCAGCTGCTTGTGGTGATTTACTAAATGCAGCCCAACACCCCCACATTTTTAATCGACCCCGGATCCATGTACTTTCTAATGTGCGCAACCTTAAATACTCACCACTCTTGCCACTTGTCTCTGGATAAATCATGCTTATACCTCAACTTCTTTATTTATCAATATCACTAGACGCGACAAGCGCGTAATTCAATTACTTCAATTTTTGTTTGCTCGAGCAATTCTGCTTCAGAACCATGAATTTCTTGCCATGATTTAGGCGACGCGTGAAAGCCGGTTTCATAACACGCTCTATGATGTGGAGGACACAGTGGTAAAACATCCGTATGACTAGCCCGTTGTGCCATTCCCCGCCCCGTTCTAACATGATGAATTTCCGCTAAACTGGCTCCAAACCCCATATTGCGACAACAAATACAACCCAGCTCCGCTACATCGGATAGCCACTTCTTTTCTTCTTTGGTCTTTGATTTGATCATTGGTCTTGTCTCTATGTAAAACTTAATAATTGAGATACTGCATTTTCTACAGCTTTTTGAGTGGGGAACTGCTTACGAAGGATAAAATTCCAAAGCACATCGAGTGTGGCTTTGTAGAGTTCACTAAATGCTAGGTCATCCATATTTGCAAAACTGATTGATTTAGCGACACGACGAAAACTACCATCAGGCATTTCAAACGTATCGTAATAACCGGCTTGCTCTATGACCCAATAACGAAAAGCATCAAATGACTTTGTTGCTGAAATATTTTGTGCACGATTTTGTGCAACTTCTTCAAGATAGATATCGGATGCGAATAAAAGCGCGTCAGCATTATCCGTGTAATATGAAAGGAGTGTGATGTAACCACGCACGAGTTCTTTTTCTTCAGGTGAAATGGTACCGCCAACGGGTTCCCAATATTCATACCCTAAGTTGAGTAATGCGAAGTATTTACGATGGAATCGAGGGTTACGGGCTTTCTTAAAATTAGCTGAAAGTACATCGCCACACTTGATTTTTGAATGCAGAAAATCTCTCGTAACAGGGTTAGCTGGTACAAGAGTATCGTTAGACATTTTGATAAAGCTATGCTGTGCCATACTTGACTCTCAGTTGACACAGCAAATGTTTAGGATTGGGTGTTCAGGCCAATGGTATGATTATATAGGAATTAGCTAACCGAATAAATAAAAGAAGTTTTATCGCTAATTGGTTTATTAACACAAAACAATTCTCGTACTAACTCTCTTGTAATCCCTGTTTTAACAAGAATGTTATTCCATGATAGGTCGTCTAACATTTCAATACTTCTAGTAAGTAACGTTGGTTCTTCAACTTGGATAGAATTATCCCCAGGCTCAATTGCAGTATATCCTTTTGTATTAAGATACATATATCCTTGTCTTGCTTGGTCTTTTGTAATTAACCCTAAAGCTGAAGCTCTATAAATTATCATTCTTAGGCTTACTCTCCAGCGTAATTTAAACTCAACCAAAGCACTCCAATCTAAATAACGCCCTTTCATTTTAGGAAATTCTTTCATGAAAGAAACTCTTGGAACCATAAAAGCACTAGAAAACTGATTTGCTTGACTCTCTGTTAAGTTATCTCCAGTAATAATTCCATCGTGTAAAACAATATGGCCCAACTCATGTCCAATATCGGATCTAAATCGACATACAGAACTTTTAGCATCGTTACGAATTATTATTGGCCTCTTACTATTTACAGTAAAAGCATCAACTCGGTCATCAACATCGGACACATGTGCGATAATAATACCTAGATTCTCAACGAATTTAACCATAGATGTTATTGGTCCTAAACCAATACCCCAATAGCGACGACAACTCTCAGCTATTCGTTCGATATCATCTAATGTACTCATTGCTCGATCTGAAATATCCGGAATATTTAGTTCAGGATATTCAATTTCATCTTCAAGAGCAGATAATAAAGAACTCAAGATTTCAGCCCTTGCTAATATGCTATTAGTTAAAGTTTTAGTTCTCGATTTTTTACTTCTAAAATGACATTGTTCATCTTCTATTGGGTAGCTACGCTCACTAAATAAAAAATTAGGCAATATATTCAAATGCCTTGCAATCTCATCAGTTAGCTCTTCTGATGGTTTAAATCCTTTCTCTAATTTACTAATATATTGTTTACTTTTACCTAAAGCTGTCGCTAACTCTTCACACGACAACCCCCTCGCCATCCTAGCAAGACGTAACTTATCCCCTCTATAGCCTGATTTAAAATCAAACAGTTCCATCTTTTTTCACAGTTTCATCTGGTGCGTTACGACGTTTAAGTGGTGCATCATTAATGTCAGTCGCTTCAGGTCTCGCTTCTGAATTATCCATTAATGGAACAGAAACTGCGTCATGGTATCTAATCTCACTAATACATGCGCCATACTGATTAATCCCAACTAAAGCTACATCCCACTGAGGATAGTCATCCGTATCTTCAATATAAAACGGCTCAGCAAGAACACGCCAAATAAGATCTTCTTCAGCTTCTGAATCATCACCACCAAATAATGTTAATTGTTTAAATTCTGCTTTATTTCGAACTAAACGATGTTTTTTCTTTGGTTCACTAATACAATCCTTTGAAAACTGAATCGGTATATTATTAATTGCAAAGACAAAATCCAGTTTGTCATATACCATTTTTAATTCTGGTATAATGCCTTCTTCTGCAGTATCTTGAATATGATTTTTGACCCACCCATAAGCACGAACACCATTGATCCAATTACAATCTAATTTATGTTCATGTTTAGGCAATTCAGTTAGTACACCAGCAATAGATTTCAACAAATAAGTTACTGGTTTTTCTTCTAAAGAGGGTTGAATATCCCAACAAGGGGCAAGACTTCTATCTTCCATTCGTATTAAATCCTATATTGTGAAATGTCAGATATATATTTTCGTATTTTCATGTTTTTGTCAACCAAAAAACTTCGGATATATTAAAATTTGACAACCAATATTCTCAATGTATTTATATACTCAATTTTATCTCATGATATCCTTTGGTTACCCAACATTGTGAATCATCAGACAAACAGCATTGTTGAACAGGTAATTGCTCACCACAGCGTTTACACTTTTGCTTAGATAACTTCTCAACTTGCCTTTTATACTCAGTATCATCTTTACGAATAAGCATCTGTAAGTATTCAACAACGTCATACGGTTCTCGACCAGGCATGCGTAATACACAATTACGCTTTAACATTTCCAATTCTTGATTATCTACAAGTAGTTCAATTTTGGTTACACCTAATTCTTTCTGCCGTTTACGTTGCTCCGCTTTACGTTCTGCTACTGTTTTTGCCATTACTTATGCCCTCATCACCTCACGCCAATAATTCAACCTATCTCTAAAAAACTTCCGATGTACCTCAGGCAACTTTTCAATTTCCACCAACACTCGCGTTCTATGTATTTTTTGATTTTTAAGCTGTCTAATTAATCGACTAGCTAATAAATCAAGTTGTTCTAACTCGCGATATTCTTCTGGCCACAAAGCTCGATTGTGAGGTAAATCATCAGGCAAATAAGAACGCCTAGACATAATTACCTCGTAGATTTTTGTGGTTTAACCTTAGGTTGATAAGGTGCTTTTGTTCTTGCTCTTGCTCTTGCTGACGCATGGAGACGGTCGATATGACACTGTGTATGGTCTAACCCATCATCAGGTAATATGGGGTGATTATCATGAACGAGAGATTCGTGAGTAAGAGAGTCTTTAATTGTCATGGTCTTGCCTCTGTTTTAACTAAAATGCTTTTTCTGCGTAACGACGTTTTTTATCACTTTGCTGTGATTGTTGTTGCATTTTGGACACTTCTGACGCTGTAATTTGGTCGGTAGGCAGATAGTGGCCATTCTTAAATTCTTGATAGACTGTGCCGGTTTCTCCGTGTCTAAATTTATCAATAATGATCTCGGCATAATTTTTCGCAGGGCTATTGGGGTTATATACGGCCTCCCTATAGGTAAATAAAATTAAGTCAGCGTCTTGCTCTAAGCTACCAGAATCGCGTAAATCAGCAGAAACAGGACGGCGTTGATTAATAGGTCTTTTATCAACATCACGAGATAGCTGGCTTAACGCAATAGTTGGCGTGTGTAACCTCTTTGCTAATCCTTTTAAAGATGCAGATATTTTCGCAATTGCTAAATCATTACGTTCTGCTTTAGGTTTTTTAATTAACCCTAAATAATCAACAAAAATTCCTTTCAAATTTGGATATTTACGTTTGTGGTTTTCACTGATTGCACATATTTGTTCAATAGTTAGATTACTCGCATCGATGATATGAATATCTCTATCCATTAAATGGCCTAGTGCTGAACTTAAACGCCCCCATCCTTCATCATCCAATCGCCCACGATGTCTCAATGTTGATATTGGTAGTTGAGCAGAACCTGCAACTAGACGCTCAGTAATTTGCTGATTGGACATTTCCATCGAGAAAAATAATGCACCGCCTCCATCTCTGGTCATTCCCTCAGTCATCGTTAGTGCAAGCTCTGTTTTTCCCATTCCCGGACGACCGCCAATAAAAACTAAGTCTGTTGGATTAAAGCCTCCAATTTTGTCATCTAAAGCTTCAATACCACTTTTTATCATCCCAACAGCATCTTCTCCTTTGTTTCTGCGTTCTAAAACATCTACATATCCTTCAAGTAGTGTATTTAAATGCACAGGAAGTAGGTTCTGATTACCAATTGTCAGCTGGCCAATTTGGGTTGCAAATTGATGAATAAATTCTTCAGCTTGTTCATGATTATTTGCAGTAGTAATATCATTTTGATACTTGGAAATTAATTGAATTACTTCTCTAACACGATAATAACTGTAAACTTTTGAGGCATAGCCTTTTAAATTTGCTGTCCAAATAGGTGTTTTAGATAGCTCAAGTAAATTTGCTAAATCGCCCTTTTCACCTAAAGCGTCAGCAATAAAAAATGGATCTATTAGAGAGCTTGCTAGTGCTTGTTTTTTAATTTCTTTGTAGACATTACGGAAATATCCAGAGCTAAACGCCTCTTCAGGTAATGTAGCTAATACCTCATACGCATCTTGACTAGCACCACCAGCTAACAAACCACTAATCACCGCATATTCTAGTTCTCTCTCATGCATGATGATTGCCTCTGCGATATGTTGGCCAGTTAAACGTTAATACCGTTCCACCCTGTAATAATCTGTCCACGGCTCGTTCACCAAGCATTTCTTGTAGATCAACAACGGGCAAGTTGCTTATCAAAATTGTAGGTAGCAAATCTTCGTAGCGATCATTAATCACCTCAAACAAGATATTACGTTCAGAATCAGTGCCATACTGAACACCAATTTCATCAATAATTAACAAATCAGGTGTGCAATATTTTTCAAGTACATCAAGTTCACTGAATTCTGAATTTCCAGCCCATGTTCTTCGAAAAGCGCGAATGATACGTGAGGCTGTGGTAATGAATACCGTTTCTTGCAATTCTCCGGCGATTTGACGGGCGATTGATACTGCAAGGTGTGTTTTACCAGTTCCGGGTGTTCCACACAGTACAAGCCCCTCTCCTGCGTTTTTTCGGTCACCCCAAGTTTCAACGTACTGCTGACAAATTTTTAAATTATGTTTTGCTGTTGGCGTTGAGGCTACAAATGATTCAAATGTCGCATTAGCAAAGCGAGGTGGAATATTCACCGCAGTTAGTAAATTTTGTTCAGACATTTCCACCTCCCACAAACCAATGTGGATCTTGAGACTGGTAATCTTTTTCGCTAAACCCAGTGTGAGAATTTACTTTTTGAATTTGTACTACTGGTCTTTCAGGAAATAGCCCCTGCCAACCGTTAGCAATTGAATTGCAAATCACAGCATTGGCATCGGTGCAAAGCGATAATTTTTTTGCTTGTTGCTTGCACATGGTTTCTGTCAGCGGTTTTTTAATTTCTTTCCTGAAGTTAATCCAATCCTGCCAAACCTCATCACTCACATTTGACGGTTTAGATAATTTTGGATCGAATTTATTTTTCGATTTTTTCCCCTCAAGTAATTCTTGTGGATCATGTTTTGAATTTACTTGTGGATCATGTTTTGAATTTACTTGTGGATCATGTTTTGAATTTACTTGTGGATCGCCTCCAGATTCTGGAGGGTGAAAACCCCCTTGAACGCCAGATTCTGGAGGGTCAAACCGTATATTTTTATCGTTTTCTGTACGGTCAGAATCTGAACGGTCAGAATCTGGATGGTGAGAATTTGATAGCTTTTCACGCTGTTTTCTTAATTTTGCATTTTCTTCTAATGCAATTTTTTCTAATTTATCGACATTTAAAAAATATAAATTTGAAGCGTTTCGATTACCATTTCTACGTTGTTTTTTAACCAACCAACCATCATTTTCAAGTTCATTACATGCATTGCGAATTGTGCTAATTCCAGCACCAATTTGACGACTGATTGTTTCAACACTGGGATAAGCGATCCCTTCATCGCTTGAGTAATCAGCTAGTCGTACCATGATCATTAATTTGGTACCTTTAACACCTGAAACAGCACATGCATCCCATACATAGCCCGTTAATTTATTACTCACGTTACACCCCCAGTGATTTAGCTATGGAGCGACATGCACTTTGATACTGCGCAGGCGTTAAATTCTTTGACAGTAATTTTTGTTTTTGCTTTTCATACTGTTCCCAAACTAACAGCGCAATAACACGTCTACCCTCAAAAATATCCCTAATTTCTGAAATATGAGCAGGCTTATCATTCAGCATGAATCCGTTACAGTATGTAATTTTTTCAGTTGATCTAATCATTGGTCTTGCCTCTTGAATTAATGCACGCTGGTCGGGCGTGATATCTCATTTAGTGCACGTACTACATTGTTTATTTGGTGTGACATGTCACGACCCTCTAATAAGATTTCAGTCATAGCATCAGCAAAACGCTGAATGGCTACAGTTGCTAAATAGTTTTTGGTGTCTCCACGTACTCGAGCTAACCTCGACGCCGGTAGAGCCATTTCAATCGCTGGCATTAACTCAGCAATTTTTCTTTGAGATGCGCGAGAATCACCACGTAACCAACGGAATATCTGTTGCCGGTTATTATTGATTGCTTTCCAGTCTGCCTTACCCGCTTGATCCTCAATGGCATGTAATCGACCATGTTCTTGATTAATCACTAATCGTAAGTAAGCTCGGCTAATCTCAATAGCAACATGTTCTTGCCCTTGTTCTACAGCCCAGTCCTCAATTTCAGCTCTGATAATGTTGATATCAAAATTCATTTTTGCGTCTCCTGTCGCTAGAAAAATTGATTATGCATAATCAGTTTTTTAATTTGATACCTGTAATACTGAATACTCCTTTTGGCAAGCCATCCCAAGGATTTGGATAATCAACTGGATTAAGATCATGTGGAGTTACTAACCAATTGGTTTTTGCTGACCATTCGATAGCTTTTCGACCTTTAGGGTAGTAGCTACCAGCAATAACTTGACTAATAAACCCTTGAGTTACTCCAACCGTTTTCCCAAATTCAGTTTGGCTGATTTTTTGTTTTTTTAAATACAGATCTAATTTCATGTTTTCCTCCAGCTTATGTAATAGCTGAATATTAGCAATGCTAATTTAATAAATCAATAGCAATGCTATTGGATAATTATTAGCATTACAAATAAAATACTAAAATGAACAGAAAAATATCAGAATCAGATAAAATTGCCGCCCGAAACTTACGAAACATTTGGGAAGCAAAACGAGAATCTCTGGGCTTAACTCAAGAAAAAGCCGCAGAGATTATGGGATTTGCTACTCAAGGGGCAGTAAGTCAGTATTTAAATGGCCGAACAGCCTTAAACACTGATACAATTTTAAAATTCGCATCATTATTGAAAGTTGATCCTGAAGATATTAATCCAGAGCTAAAAACGTTGTTAGACTACGTTAGGCGAACAGGAAAAGAAGAAGAAATAAAACAAATAACCTCTTCTACATCAACTCAAAATGAACATACGACTTTAAGACTGATGGATGTATATGCAAAAGCAGGCCCTGGTGGCTTTATAAATAACGAATTCCCTGACACTATAAAATCTATTGAGTTCTCTCCAGAAAAAGTATTCGATTTATTCGGTAGAAAAAGTTTAAAAGGGATTGAAATAATTAACATTAGCGGTGACAGCATGTCTCCAGCAATAAACCCAAGAGACGTCGTTTTTGTTGATACTCATAATGAATTTTTTGATGGCGATGGTGTTTATGTGTTTAGTTTTGAAAATTCATTATTTATAAAAAGATTACAAAGAGTTAAGGGCAGAAAACTAGCTGTTAAATCAGATAATCCTGCTTATGAAACGTTTTATATTGAAGAGTCAGAAATGTATGATCTCCGAATTATTGGAAAAGTAATAAAATCACTTCCTATTAAAATGATTGATTTTGCATAAAATAACAATGTGTTACATACAACCACCGTCGATACGGTGGTTTTTTTTAACTCAAAACATTAGCAATGCTATTGACAACCAAAATAGCAACGCTAATATTAAAGTAACCAAAAACAACACAGCAAGTGTTTAGGTAAGTGTTCAGATTTAGTTTTGCTGTTATGTCGGAGGAGAACCACAGCTCTCATAGCGACCTGTCATGATTACCACGGCATAACGGCAGATTTTTTAGCAATACCAGCAAATTAAATTAGTTACTGACCAAAGCTACAAGGCAGACCTGACAGCTCGGAAAGACGGGCAACAAATTTTAGACGTAAAAAAACCCACCGAAGTGGGTTCCTTTACCCCGAATTGCCGACCAAAGCTATCGGGAGTTCTACTAGCGCGACCAAACGCTAGAAGAGGCAAGACCAATGATAAATCACTGATCACCGTTATTTTAAAGGAGTTGCTATGAAAGCACAACCTGAAAGCCTAACAGTCACACTCTATATTCATGCTCAAAAACAGTTCGATGGTTCTTACCAATATAACGCCTACGCATTTAAAGCCGATCCCAATGCTGGACTAGGTTTTGTTATTGCTGAACACACTGTTGATGTTCCTTTTAAAGAGCCTACCCAAACTGATCTCATTCACGCTGAAATTGATTTTCTACGTAATGAACAAGAAAAAACCCTAGCTGATGCCCAAGTGAAAACAAGCTTGTTAGAAGATCGAATCCAAATGCTTCTCTGCTTGGAAGGCAAACCCATCTCAAAAACCGACGAAGAAATCCCTTATTAGGAGGTAATTTCATGAAATGTTCATTGTGTAAAAAAGAGATAGATGAATATGAAGCGTATGAGTATCGCGGATTCATTTCTTGTGGAGAGCACTTTGACGAAGTTATTGCTCGTGTTGATAGAAAACGCCAAGAGATTATTAGTCAATTCGATTCAATTTCTCGTCCATTAAAAGGGTTAGATGTTCGACCTAATAATCCTATTGGTAAAGCTAACCAAGAATTATTGAAAGGCTCTATCGAAGTTTGTAGTAAAGAAACTTTGTTAGAAAAAGATTATCGCAAAGGAATTTTATAAAAGAGGCAAGACCAATGAAAACTTTTATCTGTGTATTTGAGCCTACGACCGAGGCTCGTACAAACAACGGTGCTGTACCGCTGGCCATAGCGTTAAACACCGCTAATGCAAAACTGGCAACAGCGACTGCAGTAGTAAAATTATCTGAAGCATATCCAGAAGCTATGGATAACTTTAACACTGATGATCCGTTAATTAGCGAACACCTTGACGGCTCTGTTTGCCCTACTTTAGATATATTCGATGAGAAATTTGCTGTTGAAAATGAGTTTGATGGAACTCAATGGAAACCTATCGAATATAGAGAATTTAAAAAGCTGGCCACAAAACCTCGTATCGCTAGTCTGTTATTATTTGGAAAGACTCAAATAACAAACAAAGAGTTCTCTTTTACATTGAAATATCTTGCTGGCACAGAAGATCCAAAAATTCGTAATATCGCCACAGGCCTTGCTGAAATAACAAAATTATCTTTGATGGATGCTGAGCAAACGATGGAAATAGCACAGGCTATCTATGAGTTTGCTAATGAAGATGTCACCGTTGAAGAAGCTAAATCACTAGGTGAAAGTTGGCTAACAGAAGAACCAGAACAACCACAAGAAGAAACATCTTCTATCAAACGTAACTATTCAACAATAGATACTGAAATCGCCTTAGCACTGTTAGATGACTTTGATCCTAATAATGTCCTCGCATCTCAAGTAAAAAAAGCAAAAGAACTGATAGATGACGATAATAAAGCATGGAAACGCTGGTCAATGGATTTACGCACAACAGCTGGCATCTTGGATATACCACGTGAAAAGATTTTCGCGTTAATAGCTGAAAGTAAAAAACAGCCTGAGCTATTAGATAATCCCAATGCGCGAAAAGAATTGATTGATCTGCATTTGGGTATTAGCAAATCTAACGACACTAAAAAAGAAGAAATTACTACTAAGTTAAATCAAACAGCTAATGCCTCTTTAGTATCCAAAGAAAATATAGTTGAGAAAGAAACTAAGCCTAAACGTTCGCGTAAAAAGCAAGAAGTAGCGCCTAAGACAGAAACAGCTCAAGTGATTGAGCAAACTGAAAAACCTAAAAAACCTGAAACACCATCAGTACAACACGATAATTTTGAGCAACGAGCGAGTGTGCTTGAGGAAGTTCTTAACTTAGGTGATGCCAATAATCTTAATATTTGGAAGCGTGTACAACGTACAGACCCTCGCTTTACTAAACCATTAGAAGGCATGGGATTCATCGGAACCAGTATAAACAGCACCTACATGTTTATGCGCGCGACTGAAATATTCGGCCCTATTGGTGAAGGCTGGGGTTATGAAGTCCTTGAAGAAAAATTTATTGATGGAAAGCCTCTTGTAGAACCTGTTCTCGATGAGCGCAATAAACAAGTTGCAACCCGTTTTTTACGTGATGGTGATGGAGCGTTATTCTGCGAACAAAACCACTCAATTAAGATCCGTTTTTGGTACATCATCGAATGTGAAACCCGCGGTGAATTTGAAAGCTATGGTGCAACACCATACCGTTATCAAACTAACTATGGCATTAAGGTTGACGGTGAAGTTATTAAAAAATCACTCACTGACGCAATCAAAAAAGCACTATCAATGCTTGGCTTTAGCTCTGATGTCTTTATGGGAATGCACGATAATCCTGAATATTTAGCAAGTAATAAACTTGAGTTTGAAATTAAAAACGCGAGTGAGAAAGCTGAAGATATCACACGTATTCGCAAAGAATTAGACGAGAAATTTACTAAACATACAGAAGTGATGCGTAGTGCTGTTACAGCAAATGAATTACGAGGTATTGCATCGACATTAACACGCGAAATTTCTGCACACATTAAATCAGCTCAAGAACGTCGTGACGAAGATTACGAGAAGTATTTGTCCGGCCGTTTACGTCGATTAAACCAAATCGAAAAAGAGTGTTTAGACAAACTGAAACAGAAAGAAGAGGCAATCTAATGACCAAAACTACTGCTATCGCACTGGCAACCAATTATGAAAAATTACAGCAACTCGTTGAAACAGGTGAATTCTCTCCTGAAGATATCGCAGATACATTGGAAGGTATCGAGGGCGAGCTAGGTGATAAATTGGATGCAATTATGCATCACGTTCGCAATATCGAAGGTCAAGCTAAAACACTGGATGAAGAATCTAAACGTTTATCTGATCGTAAAAAATCATTCGAAAACCAAGCTAAAAACCTAAAGAAATATGCTCTTAACTGCTTATTGGCTTCAGGATTAGATACGGTAAAAACAACAAAAAATACATTCACAGCACGAAAAGGTAGTGTTTCAGTAATTATTGATAATGAAGCACTACTACCAGATGAGTTGGTTGATGTTAAAACCATCACAGCGCCCGATAAAAAAGGCATCAAAGAAGCGCTTGAAAATGGTATTGAAATTCCCGGAGCACATCTTGAAGTTGGTGAACGTTCATTAATGGTTCGTTAATTCATAATAGCGCCCTTTATTGGGCGCATTATCAGGAGATAAACGTTATGGCCATGAAGTTAGAAGTTGTTATTACCCATGATGAAGCAACCAATAAATGCAGTATCGAATGGTCTACAGCATCAACAAAAAATGTCACAGAGCAAGAACAGCAAGCACTTTCATCAATGCAAAAAGCGTTATTGCTACAACTGGGACACCCTATAAATACAGCTATTATTCATTAGTGTGACATGTCACAAAGAGGCAAGACCAATGCTAAGACACTCCCAACAAAAAGACCAAGCCGTAAAGATCACATTACCTGATGGCACACATGGCTTTGTTTCAACAGATAGACGTTGCCATGTTTCATACGATTTTCCAGCGCACGTCAAAATTGAACTTCAACCCTCTCCCGCGGAGCAACAAAGGAGTGAACAATAATGTATGGTTTATTCCTTTTGGTATGTAGTTCGGTAAATTGTCAGTTTGAGCCCTATGGCTACATTTATCCTGATGAACAAAATTGTTTAATTGATAAAGAGGTACTCGCGACCAAAGGAAAAATTGCAGAGTGCTATCCAGTGGAGGGAATTATTCGAGTAAAAAGTTGATTAAGCATAATCAGTTTTTACTTTTCGTTGTTATTAGCATGGTGGTTTATTCAAGACCAATGGGTAACCACCATGAAATTATTAACACCTTGGGAACCAGGGAACCAAGTATTAACAAGTTTTGATATTAAATTAGGTCGGTTAGCGTTCAGTGTAAGAAATAGACCATGCACTGACGCTGAAATCAAACACTCCTGTGATACAGCAGACCGACTTATTTTATTGATGATGAGGCAAGACCAAAATGAGCGGAAAACTGATGAAAGCTAGTGCGTGGGCTAAACGAGAATTTGAAGTAGGTTCTATTCCAGATAATAGAACCATAAAAAAATGGGTAGAAACAGGTTTATTAAAAGGCAAAATCGTTGATTGTTCTGTTTGGGTATATTCATCCGAACGTTGGGGTATCGAGTCCGTTATTTCTTCATGTGTCGATGAGTTAATAAGGGCTTCGTAATATGGCCAGTAGACCTAGAAGAAAGGAATTTAGGCATCTACCTGACTTTCTTTATTTTGATAAATCAGTTAAACAATATCGCCTTACATTAACTAATGGTTTAAGAAAATGCATTGGTGCAGATAAAGCAAAAGCTATCGCAATAGCCAGAGAATACAACAATATTATGCGACCAGAAAAATGCGTTTCTGTTAACTCATTAATTATTGACTCGGGGGGGCAATATGGAGAGGCCCTCCCTCTCTCAGAACATTTAGATAAGTTATTTTTGCGGATCACTAATGATGAGAAACCATCAGACAGTACACTTAGTAACTGGGTTAATGACTTAGAAAGAATTAAGATCTTTTTTAAAGATATCCCCGCAAATGAAATCTCACTGGAACATGTAAATGGCTATATTAATGAATATCATGCCGATGCTTCTGCTAATGTACAAAATCGTAAGGTAAGTTTTCTAAAGAAAATTTTTAGTTACGCAATGGATGAGTCTCTTATGTTTGATAACCCAGCTGAACGTAAAAAAATGAAAAGAGTCGATGGGAAAAAACGTAGAAGATTATCTTATGATGATTTTCTTAAAATTCGAACATCTGCAGAACCTTGGTTAAGGACAGCAATGGATCTGGCGTTGCAAACGACACAAGCAAGGCTTGAAGTGTCACGCATAAAATACAATATCAAAGCCCCCAAAGAAGGCATCTGTGGGTGTTTATGGTATGAAGAACCCTTAAATGGAATATACGGGATGATTTATATTCATAGACAAAAAGTGCAACATAAAGAGGCATCTCATATTGCGATCCCCATAGGCAAAGCACTTAAGGATATTATCGATAATAGCCGTGACAATGTGGCAAGCCCTTATATTGTGCATAGACTACCTACTCGTATTCCAAATAAGGTGAGTAAAGAAGTTAATCATCCAACACAAGTTGCACCTGATTACCTTAGCCGTGCATTTTCAGCATTGCGTGATCGAGTGGGCGTTGCTAGTCATTTGCCTTTAGATGAAAGACCAACCTTTCATGAAATAAGAGCATTGGCGGCCTTTATGTTTAAACAACGTGGTTTTGATCCACAAGCTCGAATGGCTCACAGTGATGCGGAGTCGACAAAAATTTATACTGAAAACCATGTACAATGGGTTGAAGTGCCACATTGTGAAATAAATGGATAAATCATGACAATAGAACAATTTATAGATACTTTAAGTAAAATTCAGTTTAATCAAAGTTTATCATTATCGACATATTTTTTTATAGCCTTAATTTCTTCAATTGTATCAATTTGTTCTATTTATGTTACAGGTTATCTAAAAGAAAAATCAAAGTTAGATTTTATAAAAAAAAATCTAACTGAAATAAATACTCAATTAGCAAAAAACACTGAGACAACTAAAAGTATTGAACATCAATTCATTCAGCAAACTTGGATTAATCAACAAGTCTGGATAAAAAAACAAGAAATTTATGAAGATATATTCAAAATCTTTCTTGATTTAGATTCCTATCTAGACCTAGAAAAAAAGGAATTAAATATATATTATTGGTTTGAATATGGCGTTGATCAATATTTTGATGATGAAAGTGGGCGTATCACCAAAGAAGATAAAGATAAACTATATCAAGATGTTATTGAATATAGAAATAAATTTAAAACAGGTGAATTTAACAAAAAAATGGACACTTTAAGAGAAAATAGAAACATACATCTTAATAATCTCGCTAATATCTTACATTTAAAATCAATTTTTTTATCTCAAGAATCTAAATCAATAATTGAAAATATTATTGAAGAACTAAAAAAAGAAATCATAGATGATGAAACATGGGATGAATATGTTGCTAAATCAACAAAATCTTTTAGCCATTATAAAAGTATTCTAATTCTTTCAGCTGAAAAGGAACTTTCTATACTAGGATAATTTATGGTAAAACTCCCTTTAACTTATTGATTCCTATAATGCATATTTTGTATATCCAGCACTGTATGCAATCACATATAAATGCATTATTTATATTTATAATCAAAGTGTTAGGAAAATTAAAATCGGTTTCATGGGGTGTCGGGGGTCGTAGGTTCAAATCCTATCATGCCGACCAAAATTTTTTAGAAAAACCAACCTCTTACGGTTGGTTTTTTTATGTCTGAAATTTGTGTGTGGTAAAACTGTGGTAAAACGACGACAGATTAACCCTAGTTAAAGCTCAATTCTCGCCCTGTTTCTATGCTATAATTCACCTCAAATTCATTAATAGAGCTTATCAAATGAAAAATCTAGCTGAGCTAACTCAGGAAGAAAAAGACAAGATTAACGTTGATCTATCTGCAAGTGGTGTCGCATATAAAGAACGTCTCAATATGCCAGTTGTTGCATCCGAAGTTGAAAGACAGCAACCAGCACATTTGAGAGCGTACTTTAATGAACAGTTAGCGTTTTATCGTGAGAGAAGTCAGAAGTTGCCAGATGGGAATTCTGTGCAGTATTTGAAAACGAAGTGATTATATTAATAAGATTGTTAATTTATTGTGTTAGTTTATAGCTCTCAGCAATTAAAGATTTTAATTCACTTTCATCAAAGTTGGATGCTAAATCAATAGAAATCCAATGCTCCTTATTCATATGATAGGCAGGATAAACTCCTTTTTTAATCGCAATGATCCCGTTAAATTTGGCATAACTTTTAAATTAATGATATCAACTCTATTATTACCACTATTACCTGATAATTTATTTTCTAAAATATCAATTATAACAGTGAACCATTTCAAATTGCTCTTATGTCTAAAAACGATGTAATTTGGGTATTTAATCCATAAATGCTCAGGTTCTACATTATAGTTTGCTTTAATGTAATCAATTAATTATTTCCTATTCATTATCGCCTCAAATCGATAAACTCTCTAAACATCAATAAGAAAATACACCTAAATCTTATATAGATAATCTTAAAACAATCAACAATGACATATAATTTTCATAACTTACAGATAAAAATGGCCACTGAGTGGCCAATAAAATAACGATTTCTAACAAATCAGAAATTTCCTTTACTGCGTTGCTGCTCAATATAAATATTCTGATTAGCCTTAATACTATTTAATGTACTATCTGCATATGGATCTTCTTTATGTTTTCTATTTTCTTGAGACTCAATCGACCCCGTTGATGAACAAGCAGAAATAAAAAAAACACAAAAAAGTATAAGTAAACGCATATCTACTCCAAGTCATATTTTCAATTAATAGCGAAAATTTAGAGTGAAAATAAGTAATTTAGTTCATCAATTAGTTACCTTCATTTTTACGCTTACTCTCAATATGATTGTATAAAAAATGATATATCATTAGCCACATAAAAAAGCAGGTATAATAATTAAATTATTTATGTTCTATATTGGTGACAATGCCAGTAAGTCAAATGCTGACGTTCATGATTCCAATTTGTTGGATCAAAAAAACTGTAGACGCATGGGCTATGGTAAGAAAAGCTCGCTTGGTAACAAAATAAAGTACATATGATAGCTATGTTGAAATACTTGGATTGATGGATTTAACATGATTCTTTGCAATAAACCAAATATTATTATAACAAATTATATTTTTTTAATGAGAGTAACGCTCATCCATAAAAATTAGTTTAATCACCTAAATTTGATTTATTGTATCATCGATGAATAAGACCACTGAAAAAGCCATTACAATACTTTTAATAAAGCGTCAAAAAATATAAATAAAAATCAAGAGAAGTTGATGATTGCATATTATTGAACAAAAAACGATGATTATTACATTCACCTAATATAAATAACTCAAATGAAAATCTCAAACCTTTATGATGAAATTATTAAGTAGTTAATATTGAAAAGTTCATAATCATTTTAATTTTTACTGCACTATTATTTTTCAGCATAGCAAAATTCATTAATTACACAATCATCAATTTATTTTTAAATATCCATAAATTTAAATAATCTATACTTTTATTAAAGTGACTTTATATTACTTACTTATTATTATTTAAAGTTCATTAGTTTTTTAAAATAAAATCCTTTTTTAGTTTTTGGAAACTTATTTCCATTATATATCTTTCGCTCATAATCTCGTCCGGCATAGTGATCATCTCCATAGAATTGACCATATAATGCAGTTTTAGGACAGATCTCATCAGAAAAAAATCTATGTTTATTATCCATTTCAATTTTCCTTATTTACTTTTAATTGATTAGAAACCTCTTAAAATAAACCTCTATAAGTCGGTCATTAATTTATAATATATATAAATTAGCTAACACCATACTACTTCTATAAAAATAGATCCAATTTTGTGCTTGTTTTTATTGAAAGCCCAAAAATAAAAAAATTAAAATAGAATATTCACTAAAAAGACCCTATTAGACAAAATAAAAAAAAGGTGTATGATATAAATATCGCACATCTTATTTTATAATAATTTATTTATTATCTATCTTTTTATTCGCAATTCCAAACGGGATATGTACAGAAGGAAGTTCAGATGAGGATTTTAAATGTAATTTTTGATCGTCAAAGAATATATGTGGTTTTAAAATTCTTAATACATTCGCTTTCTCAACTCCCCCCATAAAAAAAGCTTCATTAACAGAAATACCCCATGCTCTCATCGTATTAATAACACGTTTATGAGATGGTGCATTTCGTGCAGTAACAATAGATATCTTAAGTAATGGAACATAACTAGGATCTTGTTTTACTTTTTCTAATTCTAGTTTTTGAATATCTGAAATACGTAGTAAGAATTTCTTTAATGGTCCAGGGTTATGAGGTGTATCAACCATCTTAGCTTCATGAAGATGAAATTGTGATAAATTTCCTGATGCTTTGTAAATAGTCTCAGCTTCATCATCAGCAATTACACCATCAAAGTCAAAAGCAATTCTTAATTCATCCTCATTATCATCATTAATATGACCTGCTAATATTTGTCCTGCAGGATAACTAGCTTTTATTGCCTGAATAACATCATCATGATCTGCTGATAAAAATAATTCTATATCAAAAGCTGGAATATAAATATGGGGTGATTTTCCTTGAAGAAATACAGCCCTGGTGATCCCTAGTTCATAATATTCAATAGAATTCATCACTCTTAATCCAGTATCAGGATCATTTCTAGATAATAAAATAACTTCAACCAGAGGGTCGTCAATTCTAATATTATTTAGCTTTAAAAGCCGACTGATAAATGGAAATGCAACACCTTTATTTAGTGGAATATCTTGCATTTCTCGTTGATATTTTCGGTAAGCTTCCTCGCCTTCAGTACGAAATATATTGTCTGACTCTTCTAAATCAAACAACGCACTAGAGGATAGCCCTATGACTAATCTTTTTGTTAAATCATATGCCAT